AGGATCACTCGACACTGCACTCAAAAGTATTGCTAAACAGGTTGTTGCTAATCTTGGTACGTCCTTAGATACAACGATTACTTATAACCGTAAGGTTAAGAGTAGTTATCGTATTGAAACGGGGGAGCAGCACGTTAGTACGACTTCTTACTCGGATATTAAGGTTCCGATTGAATTTATTAATGCAGAAGTAGATGATGAAAAAGAGTCAAGACAAGCGAAGTTATATATAACTCCTGATTTGATAGGAGGCAATCAACCTACGTTCGAGGATGAAATAACGTTGAATTATGCAGGGTTAAATAGAGTAGCTCAAATTACAAATATTGATACAAAGAAAGGTGGTCAAGTTTATTTATATGCCTTATTAGTGAGGTTCTAAATGGCGAGAAGAAGAGCTAAGAGGAGAAAGCCCAAGCAGAGTTATGCAGAGCTACAAGCTTCTATAAGTAAGAGATCAACAGCTAAAGAATTTGTTGATAATCTTTCTGAAGATTTATATGCTGAGTTAGAGGCTGATTTTAATCAGCTTATAGAAACTACAGTTGCAGATTTAACGAGTGATTCAACAAGAGGTGGTTATAGTCCAGTGTTGACTGGATTCTTCGCATCTAATTGGAAAGCAGGTACAAAACCTATTGATAAGACTGAAACACCTGAAAATACAGAATGGGCAAAGATCAAGAAGAAAACTATTAAAGTAGGAGGTAGAAGGAAGACTGTTTTAGCACCTGGATATACTCCCTTGATTAAACAAAGACATACTGTTCCTGAATTTAAATTAACTCAGAGAGTATATATAGGTAGCGCAGTTAGATATGCGTCGTATGCTTTGATGTCGAAGAAATCAAAGTTAATAGGGTACGCACAAGGGGGAGCTGGTACGACTAATATAAATAGAAGAATTGAAGAAATAATGACAGATCGTAAAGCTGAAACTCGTATAGGAGCTGGGATCAGAGGAGGTATTATGACAGGTAGATTTAGGAGAAAGTTTGAGCCAGGTTACACTCCTCAGACTAAGTACATTCCAACTAAAGGTTCTTCATAATGACACTTGTAAACACTAGGGCAGCTTTAGAAAAAGCGATTACTGATGAAGTCGTGGCTTTGAGTCCTAAGATCAAGATTGTTTATGACAACACCACTTTCACTGATCCTGGCAAGACTGTGCAATGTGTTGTTATAACAGTGAATTTTGGACAAGCGACGAAACAGAATCAAGGTGCTGCGACTGCTTTTTATTCAGGATTTGTTCAGTGTGATATTTACGTCCCAAAGAATAAAGGAACTGCAACTTTTGCAGCAATTAGTGAGTCAATTATTACTGGAATGACTTCTGTTAATGAATCAACTTATGTTGATACATACTCTTGTAGTCCTAGAACATTAGATGTAGTTGGGCCAGGGCCGATAGATAGTGAGGATGAAGCGCATTTCAGAGGTATCATTAGTTGTCAATTTTCTGCCAACACCTAGTATAATAATAATCTAAAATATACATTTTTTCATGGCAAAAGCAATTGAACTCCTGAGAGGTAATTTCGGAGTCAGTCAACTTTATCAACACGAAGTCATAAAGAATGGGCAGACAGTTCTTACTGTTTATTGGAATCCTCTTACCATCGCTGAAAGAGAATCTATTCAGAAAAGAACTGGAGGAGACGATGCTAATGATTTCGCCTTGACTTTAATGATTCAGAAAGCCAAGGATTCTGAAGGTAAAAGATTATTTGCTGATGGCGACAAAGCTGCTTTAAGACGGGAGGTAGAAGCTGCTGTACTTCAAGAAATTCAATTAGCAATGCTTGAATCTGGAACAGATAAGGAGGTAGACGAGGCTAAGGCAGACTTGAAAAGCAAATAATATTTGGTATTTCATGTTTACCTTGGCTAAAGAGCTAGGGATGACTGTTTCTCAATTATCTGATGCTTTAACGTTGGAAGAAGTGATCGGTTGGTCTGCTTACTTCTCCTTAAAAGCGGATGAAGATCAAAAAGAAAAAGATAGAGTTCAGAACGCTAGTGCTAGTAGAGTCCAAACAAGGTAAACTAAAATAAGTTCTTTCGGTTGAGTTTGCGTGGCTGCTGATTATACCAGGACGATTATATTCAAGGTTGAAGACCAGGCGATAAAACGTGCGACGAATCAGATTGTTACGAGTTTAAAGAAGATAGAAGAAACATTATCAAGGATAGAAAAGAAAGGATTTAACAGGATAGCTCGTGATGCTTCTAAAGCTGCTGGTGAGATAGATAAGACAACGGCAGCGATGAAGAAGTTTACAAAAGAATTAGAACGTTCTGAGAAACAAAAGCTTTTACCATCAGCAAAATTGGCTTTACCGCCAGGGATGTCCAGGTTCCAACAGTTTCAGAAAAGAGCCAGAAAAGGAATGGGGATACTGGGAGGTGTTGGTGCTGCTGGGATAGCAGCCAGTTCTTTAGCTATCAAAAGTTTAAATACGCAATATAATCATCTTATTGGAGTCACAAATAAGGTCACATCTGCTTTAGGCCCATTAGGACAAAGATTTGAAATAGCAGAAGCAAATACGAATGGTTTGAGTATAACTTTAAAATCGTTAGGTCATGTTATACAGCATCATCCTCTTGTTTCGGGTGTTTTAGCTGTTGCTATTTTTGCATTAGGAGCAGATACGAAGAATACGACCACAGCCTTTATGTGGTTAGGAAAGACTATAAATAATATTTCAAGGCCGATTCGTAGATTAGCCGCTGATTTTAATCCTGTTGAATGGGCTTTAAGAAGGGTAACTGGTGAAGCTTTATTAACAACGAAATCTTTAAAAGGATTATCTGGTGGGGCTACATTTAGAAGGGGTGGTGCTGATATCCCTCCTGGTTTCAGGACTGTTGATGTTGATCCGATTGTCGGAGATTTCAATGCTATTCCTAATCAACTTAAATTTGAGGAATATCATCGAGCTAGAGGGAATGATGTAAGACAGAAGTTAGGATTAGGAGGAAGAGTTGCTCAAAATGTTCAAGCTAGTCGTAATGCAAGGTCAGCGAGTGGCTTTGGTGATTGGGAAGCAAGACAGAGAGGTATTGCGACTGCTAGTGCAAGAGATAAGATTTTACAATCTATTGAGAGAAAGAATAAGCGATTAGTTAAGCAAGGAAAAGAGAAATTAAATACAGAAAGGATGATTAATAGGGAGATGAAGAAGCAGTTAGGAATAACAAAGAAAATAGATGGAATGTTTACAGATAGGGCAAGAAAAGAAAGAAGAATGGGTGCAAAGATAAGGTGGGCAGGGTCGAAGATGGGGATGAATAGATTAGATGCTAAGGGAGCAGAAAGTTTAATGCTTGGGGCTGGATTCCCTATGTTATTTGGTGGAGGGGTAGGTGCTGTTGGAGGAGGTTTAGGTGGTTCGATATTAGGAAATGCGATGGGGATGGGGGGATTTGGAACGCAGATAATTGGTAGTGCAATAGGTACTCAATTAGAGCAATTACATAATCGTGTTGTTCAGATCGGTAATGCAACTCAGACTTTGAATATGGATCAATTAGAAGAATCAGGTATCAGAGTTAATGCTGAATTAGAAATACAAATTAATAGATTAAAGAAGATCGGTGACTTTGAGAAAGCTGAGAAAAAACTTGAGAGAGAAGTGAGCAGACAAACAGGTTCAGTCGGAACAACGAATAAAGATATTGCTAATAATGTAGCGATGTTACAAAATGTATGGGATAGTCTTTTAGCAGCAGCAGGTACAACAATAGGAATTATTGCTACACCATTTGTAACTGCTTTAGCTGCAATCCTTAAACTTGTTCAATTACTACTTGTTGGAGTCAATGTAATCCTTAGTGCAGTCGGAACGTTGTTTAAAAAGATAGTTGAATTAATCGGTTTATTACCAGGAGGGCAGAAATTACTTGATGGGATTAGTAATGCGATGGATAACATGAATGGTGCCTTAGATAATATGAAAGTTAATTTCCAAGGTTATTTAGATGGTTTAACTGAGGAACAAGACAAAATAAGACAAAGAATAGAATTAGGAGATAAAGAAGCTGCTATTCAACAGAAGATTGCTGAAGCTGTTGCAAAATATGGTAAAGAGAATAAAGACAAAATAGAGAAAGCGGTTAGAGCTGTAGCAGCTCTTACTGAGCAAGAAAAAGAAGTTAAAAAGATGGAAGCTTTATATAAAAAGATGGGGAGAACCATTGAAGATGGTTTAGTAAATGCAATAGAAGGTGCAATTCAAGGCACGAAGACTTTAGGAGAAGTTGCCTCAAGTGTATTTAGACAAATGGGAAGGATGCTTCTTCAATATGGAGTTCATTCTCTTATGGGAGGAATGTTTAAAGGTACTTCCTTTGGTAAATATCTTGGCTATAAGGCAGAAGGTGGCCCAGTATTAGGTGGATCTCCCTATGTTGTTGGGGAAAAGGGGCCAGAGCTTTTTGTTCCTAATTCAAGCGGTAATATCGTTCCAAATCATGCAATGGGAGGTTCAATGGTTGTTAATGTAGATGCTTCTGGTTCGTCAGCAGAAGGTGATGATGATAGAAGTAGACAGTTAGGAGAACTTATTGGTGCTGCTGTTCAATCAGAAATTATTAGACAGCAAAGACCTGGAGGTACACTTTATTAATCATGGCTAATTTCCCTGCAATTACTCCAACATACGGAGCAGCAAAGACGAGCAAACCAAACATGAGACAGGTTCAGTTTGGTGATGGTTACGCACAAGTCACGCGTTTTGGTCTTAATCAAAATCCAAAGACCTGGAGTTTAAGATGGGAAATTTCTGAAACAGATGCAGATACGATAGAGACATTTTTAGATGCTAGAGCCGATGATGGAGCGACTTTTAGTTGGACACCATTAGATTCTTCTACTTCTTATAAGTGGCGTTGTTTTGCCTGGACTAAATCATTAATTTACAAGAATAGAGTTTCTCTTAAGGCAACATTTGTCCAGTATTTTGAACCATAAATGAGTGTAGTTGCAGCCTGGGCACAGAACACCGCATACAGTGTTGGTGATGTAAGAAGACCATCTTTAATTCCTGTTGATGGTCTATTTTTCAAAGCTACAACCGCTGGAACAAGTGGTGCGACTGAACCTGTATGGGCACGAAATATAGGTGAAACAACCGCAGATAATACTGTAGTTTGGACTGCAATTAGTAGCGTATATGAGGATGTTTCAACATTAGCTCCGAATACAATTATCGAGTTATTTGAATTACATTTAAGGAGTGATTTGCATGGTAGTGCAGATATTTATAGATGGCATAATGGCTGTAATGCCAATGTATCTGGCAATATTACTTTCGCATCTCAAGCTTATTCAAGACAGCCTGTAGAGGCTAGCGGGTTTAAGTATTCTATATCTGGAACGTTACCCAGACCTACATTAACGATTGCCAATTTGGGGGGAGTAATGACAACATTACTTTTATTAGTCAATCAGACAACAACGGGTAATGACCTTTGCGGAGCAAAGTTAAAACGTATAAGGACACTTAAAAAGTTTATCGACGGTGAAAGTACCGCTGACCCTAATGCACGGTTCCCTACAGAGGTCTGGTTTGTAGATCGTAAGGCTTCAGAAAATAGAAATGTTGTTGTATTTGAATTAGCTAGTGAATTTGATTTACCTAATACAGCCGTTCCAAGGCGGCAATTAGTAGGGAATATTTGTCAGTGGCAATATAGATCTTCTGAATGTTCTTATACAGGCAGCAGTTATTTTAAGGCAGATGATAGCAATGCCAGTTCATTAGCCGAAGACAAGTGTGGCAAACGTGTTAGTTCTTGTAAGAAAAGATTTGGAGAGAACGGAGAATTGCCTTTTGGTTCATTCCCAACAGCAGGAAGAACACAATGAATCTGTCGGAAGCGATTCAAGAGAAAGCTCTTACACACGCCAAAGAGGATTTCCCTAGAGAAAGTGTTGGTTTAGTTCATGTTGTTAAGGGGCGGGAGCACTACTATCCCTGCAAAAATATCGCTCCAAGAGATGAAGATCATTTTATTTTAGATCCTGATGATTATGCGGCAGCAGAAGACAAAGGAGAAATCACAGCAGTAATTCATAGTCATCCAGTAACTAATCATGCACCTAGTCCTGCTGATTTAGTTGCATGTGAAAAATCTGGATTACCGTGGCATGTTATTAACCCTCAGACAGGATTTTGGGGTTACTGTGAACCTTCTGGATATGAATTACCTTATGTTGGAAGACCTTTTTTCTATGGCGTCATTGATTGTTACAGCCTTATTCGTGATTTTTACAAGCGAGAATTTAGTATTGAATTAACTGATTATGATAGGAAAGATCGTTGGTGGGAGCGTGGTGAAAGTATGTATTTAGACCATTTCAAAGATGAGGGATTCATCGAGATACCTATAGAAGAGATTGTGTATGGATCAGTTGTTTTGATGCACTTAGAGGCTGATGTACCGAATCATGGTGCTTTATACATTAATGACAGTATGCTTTTACATCACGTACAAGATAGACTGAGTTCACGCGATCTTTTTGGTGGCTACTACCAAAAGAACACTGCTAAAATCTTAAAACATGAAAGTCGTTAAGGTTTACGGAGCATTAAAGAAGCGACTAGGCCAAGGTCGTTTTGAATTTGATGTAGCTACACCTGCTGAAGCGGTAAGAGCTTTATGTGCAAACTTCCCTGGGTTGCAAAAGTGGATTATTGATAGTGAACAGGATGGTATTGGGTATAAGGTGAAAGTAGGGAAAGAGGTCATCGAAGAGGACAGCCTAGAGGGGTTTCATTTTCCCTGGAGTGAGAGGGATGTCTTTAGCATCAGACCTGTTTTGACAGGTGCAGGTAGAGGATGGGGAAGGGTATTAGTAGGTGCGTTGTTGATTGGTGCTTCTTTCATGTTCCCTGGAGCAGGAATGTTCGGGACAACAAGTATCTTTGGTAGTGCGACCACAGGGACTTTTATGGCTGGTGTAGGAACATTTGTCAGTTCTTTAGGTGCATCTATAGCATTAGGTGGTGTAGCAGAAATGATCTCACCTGTACCAAAGATGCCTGATATGAAAGAGGCAAATAACTTACAGAACTATAGCTTCAGTGCAGTTACAAACACGGCCCAAGTTGGAACACCGATACCAATTGCCTATGGAAGGTTGTATGTTGGGAGTTCAGTAGTATCAAGTGGTCTTGATGTTGATCAGGTGATCTAATGCAACACATTCGAGGAGCAGGTGGAGGAGGGAAAGGCCCGACTGGTTACAAGACACCAGTTGAATCAGATGATTCGCTCCAATCAGTCCAGTATGCTTCTGTATTAGACCTTCTTTCGGAAGGTGAAATACAAGGTTTAGATGATGGTTATAAATCAATATTTCTTGATGGGACACCTATAAGAGATAGCTCTAATAATGATAATTTTTCAGGCTATACAGTAGATACTAGAAATGGTACTCAGGCTCAATTACATATCTCCACATTAGAAGGTACTCAGACAGAAGTTAATGTAAATACACAGATTACAAAATTATCGTCAGTCACAAGAACAATAGGGTCTTCAGATAATAATACTGATCGAGTTAGAGTAACTTTACGCATACCTTCTTTACGTGTAATAGAAGATGACGGAGATATTGTTGGTAAAAGTGTAACTATTAAGATAGAGGCTAATTATAATAGTGGAGGTTGGACCACTGTTAAAGAAGACGACATAAACGGTAAATCCAGTAACGTTTATATGCGTGACTATATATTTCCTTTAACTGGTGCTTTCCCTGTTGACATAAGGGTTTCTAGGATTACTGATGATGATGAAAATTCAAAGGAGAGTAGTGAAACTTGGTGGTCAAGTTACACAAGGATTATTGATGAGAAGTTTCGTTATCCGAACAGTGCTTTAACTCATTTACGTTTTGATTCAAGGCAATTTGGAAGTATCCCATCTCGTAAATATTTAATTAGAGGTATAAAAGTAAAGCTTCCTTCCAATGCAACTGTAGACACAACAACTCATTTAGGTCGTGTTACTTATAGTGGTGTTTGGAACGGTACTTTTGGTGCTGCTACTTGGTGTAACGATCCTGCGTGGTGTTTGTATGATCTTCTAACTTCTACACGTTATGGCTGTGCCATTCCAGAGAGCAGTCTTGATAAGTGGGATTACTATGCTATTTCTCAATATTGCAATGAACTTGTTTCTGACGGCAAAGGATCTCAAGAACCAAGATTCTCTTGTAATTTATTAATTAATCAAAGAAA